ATTTATATTCATGAAAATAGGATTATGTGGAACAATGAGTGTAGGTAAGACAACGCTAGTTAAAGTGTTATCTGAGCTACCTCAATTTAAAGATTACCATTTGGCAACTGAACGTAGTAAATATCTACGCGACTTAGGTATTCCTTTAAATACTGATTCTACAGTTAATGGTCAAATAATATTTTTAGCTGAAAGATCTGCTGAATTATTATGTGATAATGTATTAACTGATAGAACAATATGGGACGTATCAGCGTTCACTATGTTAGCTAAATCAATAGATACTGGTTTTAAATCAACATTAATTAACACTGCTATGATATTAAAAGATCAATATGATGTGGTTTTTTATATTGATCCTGCTGGAACTGTTATTGAAGATAACGGTGTTCGTGAGACTAATGTTGAATATAGAGCTAATATAAACCAAGAAATATTGCGTTTACTAGCACTACATGCTCCTAAAAAATTAGTTGTTCTTAGTGGTTCCACTGAAGAACGAGTTAAAACGATTTTAGAACATATTTAATATTTATACAAAACAACATATCATGGCATTTGATTTTCAAAAATTCATACTCGAACATAGACTAAAAACTAAAGTCGAATTAAGCGAGATGGCACGTGTAGCCGCGGTGGCTTTTAAATTAGCACCTGACTACGAAAGTAAACTAATGAACGTTAAAATAGGCGCTGCTCATAAAGCAATGATCGAGTACTTAAAATCTAAAGAAAATGAACCTCATACAGTAGGTGATATTTCAAGAGCAATAGGTAAAGATTCAGCCTCTATTAACCAACCATACTTTAGAGAAAATTTAGTTAACATTATTTTTGAACCAGTTCCTATTGGAGCTGCTACTACTAAACCAAAAGTAGAAGATGAAAATGATGTGTTTGTTGAACCTCAAGATATCCAATCAGGTAAAAGATTATCTAAGATAATTGATCCTGAAGATATGGTGTTAGGTAGTGATATTGAAGATGATCTTGAAGCTGGTGTATTATCATTTGGTCCTGAAGGTGGTGATGAAGAAGAAGAGCCATCTGCTTCTGACATTGAAAAAGCTGAACCTGCCGCACCAACAAGTGCTAAAGGTAAAGCCGCTACATTCACACTTGATAATGATCGTTTACTTCAGAAACTAATCAATTCATATGCTGCTTCTAAAACTAAAGTTAAAGAAGCTAAAAGTAGTGAAGACATAGGTGGTATGTCAAGTAAAGATATTAAAATGTCAGACAAGAAAAGTAAAGAAGCAGCTGCTGCTAAATTACCTGAACTTGTACAACAAATAGTTGATAAAATTAAAACTGAAGATCCTGATGTACAAGAAGCAATATTAGATATTTTATCTAGTAAGTTTAGTAGTGTTGGTTATTCTTCATTATATAAGAGAATAGCTAAAGAAGTAGGAGTTAAAGCTAAAGACGCCTCAAAAGAACCAGAAGCAGATAATGAAGAAGGAGAAGAGGATTTAGCGGAAGCAATAAATGAATTAGTTAAGCAGTTAAATAGTTTATAATGAAAAAATATATATTGCCTATCCTTATTCTTTTATTACTATGTTGGATAGTGTTTGATAAAGTTAAAGATTTTGGTTTAAGTGCTGAGTTTACAGCTAAACAAGACAGTTTAGTTCATGCTGTTGATAGTATGAAATTAGAAATTGCTAAAGATGATGCTGAAATTGATTCTTTAGATGTGGTAGCTGTTGAATTACAATATAAAATAGATCATCAAAAAGCTAAAGTTAAAACTATTGTTGAGTACATTGAAATAGAAAAAAATAATATTGATGGTTTTTCTAATCCTGAACTAGTAAGTTCATTTAACAATCGCTACCCAGCAGACACAATTACTAATCCACTATTAGTAGCTCAACCAGTATTAGTTAGCGCTGCTAAGGATTTAGTAGAATTAGATGGTGCTAAACAAATCATTGTGTTAAAAGATAGTTCAATAGCAACATTAGAATCTCAAGTAGCGGTTAAAGATACAATAATATCTAAGTATGTTTCTAAAGAAAACAACTATAAGAATATTATGAATAACCAACAAACACAAATCAAAGATTGGAAATTCCAGTACAATATGTTACAGTTAGAAAATACTAAATTAAAAGCTAAAAACAAATTCACTAAAATAGGTGCTGGTTTAATAACTGGTGGTTTGATATATTTAATGTTAGCAAAATAAAAACAAAATGAAACAAAATATTAACGAAATTAAAAGAATGCAGCAATTAGCTGGTATTCTTAAAGAAGATATGACTATAGATGATCAAGGAAATCTTAAAGTAGACTATCAATTTAAAATAGGACAGACAGTAAAATCTTATGGAGATGAAATTACCCATAAGATATTAGATGTAAGACCTAATTGGGAAGCAGTTGAAGAGGATCCAAACGATCCTGAATATATAATCCCAAATCAAAAGTATAATTTAGATGATGAAAATATACACTATCCTTGGTACTTAGTTGAGCCTGTGAATACAGAAGAAGACGGCGATTATATGCTTTGGTGGCCAGAAAACGAATTAGAATTAGTAAAATAACTCTTACCCATGCAAGCCCCGCTATAGTCTCAGTATTATAGCTCTGAAGTCTAGCCCCGTAAGGCTAGACTTTTTTTATATATTTATATACAACAATTGTATATGAGTGAACAACAAAATATAAAAGAAATAATTAAACAGGAGTTTGTTAGGTGTGCTCAAGACCCTGTTTATTTTATGAAAAAATACTATTGGATTCAACACCCACAACGTGGTAGAATCCAATTTAATCTATACCCATTCCAATCAGCTGTATTAAATCAGTTTCAAAAAAATCGTTATAGTGTAGTTAATAAATCAAGACAATTAGGTATCTCTACTCTAGTATCAGCCTATTCTCTTTGGTTAATGTTATTTAATAAAGATAAAAACATACTTTGTATCGCTACTAAGCAGGAAACTGCTAAAAACATGGTTACTAAAGTAAAGTTTGCTTATGATAACTTACCTACTTGGTTAAAAGTAAAAGCAGTAGAGAATAACAAATTATCTCTTAAACTAACAAACGGTTCTCAAATTAAAGCAGTAGGTGCTACAGGTGATGCGGGTAGATCTGAAGCCGTATCTTTACTGTTACTAGATGAGGCTGCCTTCATTGAAGGTATAGATGAGATTTTCGCTTCTGCTCAACAAACATTAGCTACTGGAGGTCAATGTATAGCCATTTCTACTCCATATGGTACAGGTAACTGGTTCCATAGAACATTCACTGGAGCTGAAGCTGGATCAAATGGTTTTATAGCTATAAAATTACCTTGGACTGTCCATCCTGAAAGAAACCAACAATGGAGAGATGAGCAAGATGCTATTCTAGGTATTAGAAATGCAGCTCAAGAATGTGACTGTGACTTTAGTACTTCAGGTGATACAGTAGTTGAACCTGATATTCTAAATTGGTATATTCAAACATATCAAGCTGATCCAATAGCTAAAGGTGGTTTTGATGGTAACTTATGGCGTTGGGAATTTCCTGACTATACTAAACAATATATGGTTGTAGCTGACGTCGCTCGAGGTGATGGTAAAGATTATTCTGCATGCCATGTTATTGATATAGCTGAAGCTAAACAAGTAGAAGAGTATAAAGGACAACTTGGTACTCGTGATTATGGTCATTTACTTGTATCAATAGCTACTGAATGGAATAATGCTTTATTAGTGATTGAAAACGCTAATATAGGTTGGGATACTATTCAAACCGCTATAGATAGAGGATACCAAAACTTATTCTACTCTTCTAAATCAGATACTTCTAATATCACAATGGAAAATTTCTTAAATAGAAACGAGAATAACTTAGTACCTGGTTTCACTAACTCAACAAAAACTAGACCACTTGTTGTTTCTAAACTAGAAGCATACATGAGAGAACGTGCTTGTATTATTCAATCACGTCGTACATTAGAGGAATTAAGAACATTTATTTGGAAAAATGGTAAAGCACAAGCCAATGATGGATATAATGATGATCTTGTAATGGCATTTGGCATTAGTATGTTTTTGCGTGATACTGCTTTAAGATTTAATCAAGCAGGTATGGACTTAACACGAGCCTCACTTGGAAGTATAGGTAGATCTAATTATATTTCCTCGCCTTCCGTGTTTACACCAACTCCAATGGGTCCACAAAATCCATACCAAATGGATATTGGTAATAACCAAATGGAAGACATATCTTGGTTGCTTTAAAAAATATTTATAACATATACTACATAAATGGCTAATAATTCACTATTTGGTAACCTACGCAGACTCTTTTCAACTGACGTTATTATACGTAATGTTGGTGGTAATGAGTTAAAAGTGATGGATACAGGACGTATCCAATCAATGGGTGTACTACAAACAAATGCTCTTGTTGATAGATTCTCAAAAATATATACAACCTCTGGTGCTGGTGTATATAATCTAAACAACATATACAACTACCAGACACTCCGTGTACAATTATACACAGACTATGAGGCGATGGATACCGATGCTATTGTAGCATCTGCTCTTGATATTATAGCTGATGAAAGTACATTAAAAAATGAGCATGGAGATATAATACAGATTAAATCATCTGATGAAAATATTAAAAAAATATTACAAAACTTGTTTTATGATGTGCTAAACATTGAGTTTAACTTATGGACTTGGATTAGAACAATGTGTAAGTACGGTGACTTCTATCTTAAATTAGAAATAGCCGAAAAATACGGCGTATATAATGTCATACCTTTCTCGGCTTACTCAATTATACGAGAAGAAGGTACTGACCGAGAAAATCCAACCTATGTGCGTTTTAAATACGATCCTACTAGCGTAGCTGGTACAACTATGGGTTATGGTAGTATGCCTTTACCATTACAAAACAATGATATCTATTTTGAGAACTATGAAATGGCTCACTTTAGATTATTAGGTGATATTAACTACTTACCTTATGGCCGCTCATACCTTGAACCAGGCCGTAAATTATTTAAGCAATATGTTTTAATGGAAGACGCTATGATGATTCATAGAATCATGCGTGCACCTGAAAAACGTATTTTCTATATGAACGTTGGTTCTATACCTCCACATGAAGTAGAAGGATACATGCAAAAGATGGTGTCTAAAATGAAAAAAACACCATATATTGATCAATCAACAGGTCAATATAACCTTAAGTTCAACTTGATGAACATGATGGAGGATTTTTATATTCCTGTTAGAGGTAATGACCAATCAACTCGTATTGATACTACAAAAGGTTTAGAGTACAATGGTATTGAAGACGTTAATTACTTAAGAGATAAGTTATTTGCTGCTCTTAAAGTACCTAAAGCGTTTATGGGTTATGAAAAAGACTTAACTGGTAAAGCTACATTAGCTGCTGAAGATATTCGTTTTGCTCGTACAGTAGAACGTATCCAAAGAATTGTTGTTAGTGAATTAACTAAAATAGCTCTAGTACACTTATATACTCAGGGTTATGATGGAAGTAATTTAACTAACTTTGAATTATCATTAACTACTCCATCAATTATATACGATCAAGAAAGAGTAGCGTTGATGAAAGAAAAAGTAGCGTTGGCTAAAGACATATTAGACGCTGAATTATTACCAACAGAT